AATAGCACAATTGACTGTGGGCCCAGATTCTTACAAATATCGAGAAAGTTGTCGTTAGACATCTTCCTCCATTTGTAAACAGGTAGGACTTGATCCTCTGTGATCACCTTTCCAGCAAATTCACAAAGTGAGTTTGAGGATAAGGATTTCTGAGGAGACCAGGGACACTTCATAATAGACATTATGTCTGTATATGATTTGTATAACTGGTCATCAAGTATCACAACATCATCACCTAATACAAAGAACTGATGATCATACTCTTTTCCGAGAAGGAATAGGAGTAAAAGACCATGAGTTAATGTAAACATACCAAAGCTTGGATATAATCCAAGGGGCTGGCCACGTTTCCACTGAATATCACCGAACTCAGATTTCCATCTGAGACGAGATATTTCCTCTATTAGGTTAATGTCTATGATATCACCAAAGATAGAACGAAGTGTTTCGAGCTGCAACCCTAAAGGGAAGTAGTCCGTCGCACCAGTTAAATCTATTGAGTGAACCTGCTTGCCTTCTGACAAGGATCTCTGGATCCATGGTATTGCCTTAGACTGATTGAATGTACAATCCCACTCACACTTTTCAACGATGTCATAAATGGCATCGCCAATAGGTTTGAGCGCCAACTGATGAATCCGATAAGGAGAAGCGATAGATCGCAACTTCATACCGGGCTCCTGCAGGAAGTGAACTTCACCTCCATACAGATGTTTATCAGGATTAACCTTCAATCTCACCAAGGGACCAAGAATTCCACGGGTTACAGGAGCATAAAGCTCATTATAACGCCATGCGAATTCATAGTTTTCTCGACCTGAAGCATAAGTCATTTCTGACATTATGTTTTCAGATTGATGAACATGTTCATCCGTGTGAAATTGAGGAGCCCACTTATTAGGTGAGCCCCGATATTCCACAAGGCTGTTTGACCCTCGGGTGACTTTGTGAAGGGGAAAACGACCCTTCACGAACTGAGAATAATTGTAATAGAATGATGGTGTCAAATCATCATTTACATCACAATTAACGCCATCCATAAACTTCTTTAACTGAGACTTTGTCACAGTTTCAGAGGTGAATAGAGAAGCGATGTTGAGAGCTTGGAGGCAGCTGTTAAACCTCTTACGAGATTTACGCAGCGAACCACCAAACAAACACCATCTCATTACAGAGCCAAAGATACCAAAAGGAAGATTATCCGAGTTCTTTCGAACCCAGGTAAGCTCTGATGGTAATCCTGCCTTACGGCGGATAAGATCAAGCTTATAGGCTTTAAGCCTAGAAACTGTCCACTCTGGCCCGTTTTCTCTAACCCACTTAAATGTTAAATCCACTAAAGGATTTATCATATAACGGGGTAGACCAATGGCTACAAGGCGATACCGCGCTCCTCTCTCTAACCTACTAAAGGTAACTCCCCCCATACTATGTATGGGAGATTTTATCTTATGTAACATAACTGCTCCTTTCGGATGTGGTTAATAGTTAGTAGAGGGCGGCGAGCCCACTATCAAGAATGGGGATCAATAAAATGAGTTAATCAGGTAAACAAACTAAGTCTATAACTTCGATTCTCATCGACCTTACATTCTTAGCAACAAGTAATCGTAGGTTTGACATTGCTGCCTCGTGGCCACTCTTGAATAGAGTAGATATGGGAAGAATCTCGGATAAATTGCCCTGCTGTTTAAAACAGACGGATAATTGTTCACGGTACTTCCTCTTATTCTTATCTTCATCATAGGGTGACCTACTCGGAAGATTTGCCAC